ATGCGAGATAATGCCAAGGACATGATCCGCCAGGGCGTTGACCCAGCGCAGGCTGGGAAACTTGCTCCAGTCCTATCCGCCGCCCGTGAAGAAGATAACTTCGAGACTGTTGCGCGCGAATGGTACGAGCAGCGCAAGGATCTATGGCGGCCTCGGCATGCTCATGATGTGATCCATAGCCTTGAGCGGGATGTATTTCCCTTGGTCGGTAATTTACCGCCTGGAAAAATGACTGCTCGTGTTGTCCTGCATGTCTTGAAGCAGATAGAGGACAGAGGTGCGGTTGAGACTGCACACCGAGTCCGCCAACGGATGAGCGACGTATTTGTCCATGCCATCGCCACAGGTCGGGCCGACAATGACCCGGCATCTGTGGTTAAAGCTGCTCTGCGGCCTGTCCAGCGTGGCCGACAACCCGCCATTACCGATCTTTACCAGGCGCGGGAAATGATCCGCCGTGTTGAGGGTAGCGCGGCCCACCCTGTAACACTTCTTGCGTTCAGGCTTCTCTATCTTACGGCTGTTCGGCCCGGAGAGGTTCGTGGTGCATTATGGGAAGAGTTCCACGAACTGGATGGATCAGAGCCAGTATGGATTATTCCACAGGAGCGGATGAAGATGGGAAGGGACCATATTGTCCCGCTCACACCGCAGGCAGTCGCGGTGGTTAATGCATTGCGCCCTTTCACAGAACGCTGGCCCCATCTTTTCCCTAATACACGCCGCCCAAAAACCGTGATGTGTGAGAATGCTCTGGGGTATCTGTTAAATAGGGCCGGGTATCATGGGCGGCATGTGCCACATGGGTTCCGCTCTACGTTCTCCAGCACAATGAATGAGCGTTATCCGCAGGACCATGCTGTGATTGAACTGATGCTGGCTCATGTGTCGCGGGACAAGGTAGCTGGCGCGTACAACCGAGCGTTGCATTTACCCAGAAGGCGTGAGCTTGCTCGGTTATGGAATGATCTGATTTTAGAGGGACAACTGCCAGTTGAGGAATTAGTTTCTGGTAAACGAAAGCCTGTTAACTAATCAGTATCATGCTTCAATAGACCGGTCGTTGCGTACCTCTGAGATGGAGATGGTGTTGGAGGCTGCTTGCGGAGTTGCGTTGGGTGGATTGAGTAAAGGTTGCCATTGGGGGAAATAGGCTGGCGCATACCGCATCCCCATATCAGGGTTCCGCCAGCACCCTATGTCATAATCCCATAACGCGATTGCTTGCTCTGATCCCGTTTCTGCAGATGATGCAATATGCACCAATATACCAGCATCTGGTGGCGTGCTTGTGGGTCTCCAAACCGCAGCATCTGCTGCTGCTAGAACAATAGACACCATATGGACATAGGCTTGCCAGTTATGGTCTTTGCCAAAGTGGCGACCAATTTCCTCATTGTCGTCAGGGTCAATGCCACGGTCAGCGCTTAGAGCTCGCGCCGCTGCCTCAATCCTTGGGTCAGTCATTATGAGCCTCAAGTTTTTTGGATGAATATGAAACGGATACATGCCGGACTACATCTATTTCTTCCCCGCATCGGTCGCATGTTGTTTCAAAGGTTTCTTCACCGTCACCGCACTCCCAAGAGTCACGATCTTCATATCCGCAATGTGGGCAGATAATGTTGTCAGTCCAATCAGTATCGAATTTTGCCATCACCCCACCTCCCGCGCTGCGTCGATGGCGGCCCGGATTGTTTCAGAACTCCCGATGACACGCTCTCGGGGTTTGGCCATATGATGCTGCACGATGTCGCAGTAAACGTCTGCATCCCCGGTATCTGCTATTGGTTCTGATCGAAAGCGCACATCACAACATCCGCTTTCCAACCAATCCAACCGCTCACTATCCCGCGCAATCTCCGCCCGCACGCGCTGTTCTGCTTCTTCGATTTGGCCGCGCATCCAATTCATCATATTGGTGTAGCCTTCATCCGCCTCTATGAACTCGGCTGCGGCCTCGATCTGCTCATCTCTCGTCCTCATGGCGCACCGCCTTTCAGGGCTTTGTGGGCAATCCCGTGCATTATCCCCGCAGGCAAATCCATCATGGGAAACGGAACGAGCCTTATCCGGTCAAGTGCCTCCCGCAACCGCACAACCTCAGCCTCAAGCGCCGCGATATGGGATTGGGAATACTGCACGTATTCTGGCCATGCTTGCCAAACATTATTGAGGTATGTCCTGCCCCCATAGGTATCCCCCGTCCGCAAACCTGACACATACTCTGGCGTGGTATTATGCCCGGTCGCCCTGGCGCACATCTGTGCGTAGAATTTCTCAAAGGATTCTCGCGAGGGATCTAAGTTGCCGCCCGTCACAGGCGTTCCGATAGCAAGGAGCGCAGCCTGTGTTGCGGTACCGCGCGTTGTAAGGGAGCTACTGGCATAAGCCGCGCAGTATGCCCGATACATTTCTTGTGCCTGTTCATCCGTTACGGGCAACCGCACGAACACGCCGGTGGGTTTGTTGCTCATGCTGCCACCTGTGCACTCTGATTGAGCCAGTTCTGGACATCGCTCTGCCTCCAGCGGACGCAGCGGGCTGTATATCTGACTGGGCTTGGGAAAATTCCTTCATCCATCCAGCGGTAGAGGGTTGTGCAGGATATGCTGAGTATGTTCTGCACTTCCTGCCGTGTCAGCATCTGGTCTGTAAGTGTGGATGTCATGCTGCCCTCCCTTCAATCGCCAGTCGTTCCTGCGCGCTCATTGGCCTGTGCAGATTGGCGTTTTCTCCTTCCCTGAACCCTGAGCCAAAGGCTTCACTGGTCCCGCGCGCTTCTCGTGCGGCTCGGCCGCTCATGTTTTCCATCTTTCCCCATGTGTGCTTGGCATAGGTGAGCATCAGGGTTCTCTCATCCTGCGAAACCGCCATGCTTTGCGCCTTGCTTCGCACAGCCACGATCCAGCCTTCTGCAAAGTTGTCGGCACGGCTGATCTTTGTTTGCCGTTTGAGGCGTTTGTTCTGGGACTTGAGGAAGTCTGCCCTGGCGCGTCTCAACTGGCGGCTGAGAACATCGCAGGTGTATGCGGCCATTTCTGCCCGGCCAGAGAGGCCATAGAAGGTCACATGACCGGAATGAGTGTTAAACACACATTCCACCCCGAATACATCCTGTATCATGCTCCACAACCATGTCTGGTACTGAGCGGGGTTAACCTTGGCTCCCCATGCAAAGCTGGTGTTGCACTCTGTCACATTGGACAGCACCAGATCATCCTCGGTGATCTGGTGCTCCTGCATGAGCTGCGTGGCGCGCTCCATGGCAGAGGCAGCTTCATGGACATTGGATGACCTGGACAGCGCCATCAGCTTTTTGAGGCGCTCCATAATGGCTTTCTTGCTCATGCTGCCTCCTGCTGGGGCAGTGTCACAACACCGGCCTCTATCAGCTTGCCGCAAGCCCAGCGCATGGCAGCTGCAAGGGCATAATCGTTATGGGAGTAGTCATAATAGAGGTCAGGGTCATCTGCCCCTATGCGAAAGCATAGATTTGCTGCGGACTCTGAGGTTTCACACTCAGTCATAATTGCTTCACGCATCTGCCTGCGATAGTCGGCCTTCAGAATTTTGGGGAATTCTTCATCACTGAAATCTTTGTCCAGACCGAACAGATCCAGAGCTTTCCAGATAAAGGCCCATTTGTCCCAGCAGTCAAAAAGATTCCAGTTTACTCTGGGGTCTTCTTTTCCTCGTATGCTGCAGAAAAAATGATGATTAGAATCTATTTTCTCGACTACATAGATATCCTCAACATCGTCCCGCTCCATTTCTCCATTACGACAGGCAGATAATTCTTGCCGCATGCCCCTATATCGGAGAATTTTGACGGGTTTATACATCCCCGTTTCGGTATCTTTGATGTGTTTGGTGTCATAATAACCATTGATAGCTGTTATGACTTCGGAATTTGCATCTGCAATAATGTTTTGGGCAGTTTTTTGCGCCTGATATACATGACACTTATCTGTTTTTCCGAGCAGATATTCCAATTCTGCATTGTGTGCCCACAGAATTGCTTCTTCAAATGTGGGCATAGCTTGCCAGTGGGTGAAAATGATTTCTCCCATATCTCCAGAGATAGAGATTTTGCCCCGGCTCCACGTCAGATTGAAAAAGTATAAGCTGCTGCCGTCTTGGCGACGAAAGTTGAAGCTGCGGCTTACATCTTCCTTCATGACGTGTGTATCCAGATTGCCCCTGAGGTATTTTCTTTCCTCTGCGGCCCGGTATTCGTCCATATGATTGCTCATGCATCTGAACTTTCAAAAAACCATGTGACTGGCACAGCCAGTGTTTCTGCCAGCACTGGCACCAGTGCGGCTTTGATTGCGTTGCGGCCCAGCTCGTATTTCTGGACCTGCTGGTAGGTGCAGCCTACGGCCTCGGCCACGCGCTCCATGCTCAGGCCGAGCTGGCCCCGGCGGTGGCGGATACGTTTGCCAAGGGCTTTGTCCCAGCGGATGCGCTCCGGTTCCTGCCTGGGCATTGTGGCCTGCTTGGTACCGAGCAGCTCTTCCAGATCAATCTGGTGATCCGCCATCAGGTTGACAGCAGAGCCAGCAGACTGGCGCAAAGGCTGATTGTGCCCAGCAGAAAGAGCAGGAATGCAGGGTGCGGAGCTGGTGCGCCCATAGCTTAATGCCGCATGGTTGAGCATGGAGTTTGCTCCCATGGCTTTTGCTGTGGGTCTTGCCCTGCATTCATGTAGGCATTGACCACCTTTTCTATCTGCCGCGGTGTTCTTCCGCCCTGATAACTGCGCATAGCCTCGGCAAAAGCGGATGTTGCGCATGGAAGGATGAATTCCATGCGACCGAAGACAGCCAATTTGTTGTCAACGATTTCGCTGCTTTGTTCAGAAATTATCAGGCTGCCGACGTATGCAAAATCAGCATCAGGCCCGGCATTATCAATATCGCTGCGTATTTTGGCATATACTCGTTCCAGTTCTGCCAATGCGCGTGCTTTTCTGCTCATTATGCGGCCCTCACTTCACCAAGAATGAACTGGCGGATCCGCGCGGCCGGCGCGCGGTGCGCGGCGTGGGAATGGTGCAGGCGGGTTGTGGCCTCGGCCTCCTCCGCCTGCATGGCTGCGGCCATGTGCTTGATGTGTTGCAGCATGGCGCTGGCTATGTGGTCGCTGGGGGCGTGGGTATGGACCAACTGCTCCAGTTGAGCGCGGTGGGCGTTAAAATGCTGGCTGTTCATAAAAGGCTCTTTTGCAGAAGGTCGATGCGATGGACGTATTCCTGCGCTTCGTTCCGGGTGTGGTTGGCCAAGCGCTGCCATGTGGCTGCCCCATCGGGGTTGTTGCTGGCGCTGCAGGCCTCCCGCCACCGCTCCTGCTCATCCGCGCGGAGGAACAGGGTATCGGCCATGGCCTGAAACAGGCCGATCTTGCGTTGGGTCGCGGCTTTGTATTGGCGCGAGCCCACAAGCTGCGCGCTTAAAGGGCAGGTCATGCTGCCTCCTGATTATGCTGCTGGAAGCGCAGGCGAATGGTCGGCGGGAAGTAGCCGGTGCCTACGCTCAGGTTTTTGCGGAGTAGGGAGAGGTCGGACAGAACCTGCTCAATGCTGGCGCGCTCCATGGCGTCCAGATTGAGCGGGCGGGCGCGCAGGTGGCACTCCCGCAACAGGGTTCCCGTTAGGTCGAAGATGCGATTGCGGATATTCCGGTCCTGCCCGCCGCGTGAATGGTTGGCAACGCGGATGCAGATACGCCGGACGCGCTCATTGTCCTCATAGGACAGGCGCGGGGTCTGTGCTGGGTCTGCCGGTTTCGGCATGGGGTTTCTCCATCACGGGTTGTGATGGGACATAAATGACCCGTTTTTAGTTGGCGCGCAAGGACAAAAATGTCCCACTCGGGATAAAAATGACCTATGCGGAATTAGTCGTTATTTTTCAGAATGTTGCGAGCGTTGGGACTTGATATACGGCTACGACCAGACCTTTGATGATGACATCTGGAACTCCCCATCCATCACCATCTGCCCATTGACCAGCATGCAATTCTATCGGTGTTTGAAACTCTGGATTGGTGCTTTTGGGCCATAAAAGCACTGAGCCATCTTCTCTTATCTCTACGGCTTTTACTGTTGCTTCGAAACAGTCTCTATCAGGGCATCTGCGTTCAGCTATTACATATTCACCGTACCTGGGGAGGCGGCCGAGATCCGAAAAGTTAATAACGACAACAGTTGTTCCTTCTGGGAATACTCGGTTCATACTATCGCCAGAAACCTTTAATCCATATCGAGGGAGTCCGGGGTAGTCCCCAACATCAGGTATTGAGATTGAATATCGTTCATTAAATGGAATTTCCAAAGCATCTTGCCACAGTCCGCCCTGCACTTTCCCAATAACAGGAACCTTCATCAAAGGTATTTGATTTTTAGGTTGAGTGTTCTCATCTCCGGTTATTTGTTGAACCGAGACACCTAAAGCGAAGGCTATTTTTTCAATAGTATCCATGCGCGGACTTTGCGACGAGCCATAAATAATATGCTTTGCCGCAGATTCACTTAGACCTGCGTCTAAGCTGACTTTACGCATACTTGTTCCTTGCTCCTTAATGATCTGGAGCAAACGCGTACCTAAAATGGTTGTCGGTGCTTTCATGGGACAATTATGCCCCACTATAGCTTACGGCGCATGGGACAAGAATGTCCTTGATCTTGCGGGCGAGTAAGGACATAAATGTCCTATGACCCATAGAGAACGCCTCCTGTCCCAGATACAAAGATATTGCGAAGAGACTGCTACATCTGAGCGTGCCTTCAGTATCGCAGCCACAGGGAACCCCAAATTTATCAGCCGTCTGAGGGCTGGGAATGTGACATTGAGGCTTTTTCAGGCTGCTGATGACTATTTGCATCAACAGCAGGCCATGGTGAATGAGGAAATTGCGGCATGATGGTCTCTCATGTGACCAGTCATGCCGCTGGGAGTTCAGTCCGTCACCTGAATGGTATTCAGCCTTCCATAAGGCTGCGGATCGTATCCAGTTCCTTATTGAAAGCTCGTAGTTCCAAGCCAGACAACCGCGGGCTCATTCTGTCTGCTTCACCGGGCAGACCTTTGGAGTATGCGGCTGTTTCATTCAGGATCTCTGCTACTTTTTCCGGGGAAAGATGCTTCAGCAGTTTGACCAGGATAAAGCGGTGCGTTTCCATGGCACTGGTCAACCGGCGAGTATCTTGCTCGGCTGACTTCGCCATGTCTCTGGCGTCAAATATTGCGGCTTCTACATCTGAGATTTCATCATCATCAAAAGTGGTTGTCGTCGAGGTCATCAGCTCGTTTAGCCGCTCCATAGTAATTCTGGGGACTTTGTCGTTCGAGATGGAGTTCACGACTTCGCGCAGACTTTCGATTGTCTTTTCAAGAACTGACAAACGATCTTCTGGTGTGAGGTTTCCCACGGAATCGTCCTTTCATGTTGGTTCCAAGCTCATGATGGACGTAGCTGGTGGGTACAGCAATGTGCCCGCCAGCAACTCAGTTCAGCCTAAAATTGAAGGGATTGCGGCATGACGGTCCCATTCTCCAACCGCTTTCTGGCAATCATCAAAAACGCCACGCTCAAGGCGGTTAATGCCATCCATGACTTTGATGCGGCAGCAGGATTTACCCGCATCGGCAAAACACAATTGCATGGCTATACCAACAAAACCATGCCCGCCGTTGTGCCGCTGGACGTTGCGCTGGATCTGGACCAAGCCGCTGGCCATGCCCCTATTCTCACGGCATATGCCCATGCTCTGGGCTACGTGGTTATCCCCCTGCATGTTGGCCCCGGTGACTTTGGGCAGGACATGAGCGAATATAGCCTTGTCTCTGGCGATATGGTGGCTACGGCCTTCCGCATTCTGGAAGACCGGGTGATTGACCTTGATGAGGCCAATGAGATTGCACCCAAAATGGCGCTGGCCAAGCAACTCCTCGAGCGCGCCCTGGCACGGGTCCACACCATACAAAAGACCGGCGCACCCTACCCGGTAGATGAGGAGCAATAACCATGGCCGAAATGCTCCGACCCCATATTACCGAATTTGACCTGGACGAAGTAACGCCATGGAAGATGCTGCGCGCCATGGCGCCAGAGCTGCGTGGGGTAGTAACCAACCTGCATGATGCGCTGAAGGAGCTGCGCTCCTGCGTGTTCCGCGCTGGGCAGCTCGTGCTTGAAGATGGGCAAATAGCGCAACAGGCATGGCTTGAGGCCGATATGCTGGCTCGGTTGCTGCCTACCATCCTCCAGTCTGGCTTTATGGCACGGGATGATGATGGGGCGCTGTTTAGCCCCCACCTCTATGCCAAGCTGCTCCGCAAGGAAGAACGTGAGGCCCGTAAAGCGCTGGCCGATGCACAGTGGGAACAATGGCAGGAAAACGGAGATGTGCCCGAAGGCATGAGCCGTAAAACTGTAACCAACCGGCAGAATGGCGGTTCCGGTGGTCGCCCCCGCAAAGGCGAGAGTGCCGAGCAGGCCCGCGCTCGCCGTGCGCGTGAGGTAGAGCAGCAGCATGCCCAACGCCATATGCCTTTGGTAGCAACCGTTGCAGGTGGAAAAACCGAAACCCAAAACCCAAACAAAAAACCCAATGGGTTTTCGGTTACGGAAAATTCGGTTTCTTCGGTTTCCATAGATCTAGAATTAGAGAGAGATACATATATTTCTTCTGGTTCTATTTCTGGCGAAACCGAAAAACCCAAAACCGAACTGGACGACGCTCTGGTGCGCCGGGTGGCGGCCCGAATGGTCTCGGTCGCTGGTATGCAGGACCAGATAGGCTTCGGCATTTCCCTTGCCCGCAAATGGATGGGGCTGGGGGCAACAGAAGAAACCATAATCTCTGCCATTCAGGAGCAGCAGGCCGCCATACGCAATAATGGTGAGGAGCCGCGCCGCCTGAAGGTATTTGAAGCAGCAGTGCTGCGAGGCATTGAAGCGCAGCAGGTTATGCAAGCCATACCAACGACCCAGCCAGCAGAAGCACACAAAAGCGAGGATATGCGCCAGTTTGAAGATGCATGGAGCCGGGCCACGCAGGTCTGGCAAAAAGCTTTTGCTGACTGCCGTGACTTTGGCGCTGTTACCCGCCAGTGGCCTGATCTAGCGCAAGAGCATGGCCTACCGGACGTGCCGTATGACCGGACAGCCTATCAGCAGTTTTTCAGCAGCACGGAGGCGGTGGCAGCATGAGCCTGAGCATACTTCTGCGAAATCTGAGGTTGCGGGCTGAAGGAAAACCTAACCGGATAACTGCTTTTGAAGAGTTGCGGGCAACGCTTGCCCAGGAACAAAAACGGCGGGCAGAGGCGGAATTGGAAGCCAGCACTCTGCGCCGCCGCTTGTATGCTTACGAGAAACCCCGTGACGCCAAAGGACGGTACACCAGAAAAAGCGGGGCAACAACGTGCGGGATCATAAGAGACAATTAGCGCCAAGCTTTCGGGCAGGCGATCTGGTTATTTTTGGAGAGGGACAGCCTGATGCAGTGCTGTTCCCTTTTGCATATTCAGACGGAACTTTCGGTTATGGGATTCAGTGCGGCGAGCGCCGGTTTCCCCTCAGCTGCTGTGCACTGCATAAAGCAGCGACAGATGAGCAGCATGTCGATGCGCTCGAAACCTTACATAACCCCGTAGGCCATTTTCAGGAAGTAACGCCTGAACGCGCACAGCGTGGGGATCTGACGCATGTATATGTCCACCATATACACAGCACCGCCTATGCTGAAGTGCAGCGATCTGCCGGGCTTCTCTACACATTACGGCGCAGCGGGACGATTACCAATGCCGCAGTAGCAGCAGCAGAGAGCTGGGCGCGGGATTACGAAACCGGTGTTCTGGGGGGGAAAGATCCTGAGAAGTCACGCCAGAGCGGAAACCCGGATGCAGAATATGCTATTCTGTCCCGCATAGCGGCAGTTGATCGGTGCCGGTATGTCCGGTCCTGCTTAGGCAGCGTAGGTGAGGATCTGCTGCGCAAAATCATGATTGATGGGTTGAGCATTTCCCAGATTTCGGACCAGCAGGAGAAAGACCGTAAGCGCTTATCCGGAGCGATTGAACTTCTCTTGGAACAACTGGCAGAAGTTTACAGCAATATGCCGGGGAAAATGTGGTTTTACAGGAAAAAATAAGTTTGGGTTTTAGATTATCTTGACTGGTCCCAGCTTTCCACCGTAACTTGGTATCCTCTTCGAAGTCGTGTGCCCAATAGGGTCCACGGCTTTTTTTATATCCCCACAAAGCAGAGCATATGGAACACAGGCAGAAAGTCTGCCGTGGCGCTGTTGTGCTGCATAAAGGCAGGCTTTCTCTAGTCGTCGCTGCCACCAACAAAAGTGCAGCCATTGTGCCGCTAACGGCCTCAAGCGTTCCTCGTTACCGTGCAGATGTATCCTTGCCCGCGTTGTGTGGCGCACGCGGCACAACTGCACGTTGCGCGGATCTGACACATGAAAAATTGTCAGACCTGAAGCTTCTAAACGAAACCTCCAGTGTATGTTTCGGCAAAGAAGCCATGGCGCGTGTAGATGCGGCAATACGACTGGAGCAACTTGCTCGCGCAGCAGAAGAGTTACCGCCCGGCATTGTTCGTTCAACATTTCGTCCAGTTTGGGGAAGCCGGGGCCGCAAGGTCGGGGGCACCCCATCGGACTGAAAAGTGACGTGATAACACGGTATTATCTGACATAGCCGACAGGGCAGACTGTCAGATAACCCGCAAAACACCCCTAAAACCCGTCAGATAATCACTGTTATCTGACGGATTTTAAGGGGTAGAAATGACCCCATAATATAGGGATTTCAAATGGTTAGCGGTGATCATCCAAGATCGGCCGCGCCAGCAGCGCCGAATGAGGGTATCCACCCATCGGATATTCCCTTGGTCAAAACGTGGCTGCATAACCGCAGCAGCAACACTGTGCGGGCATACCGAACGAATGTTGCAGAGTTTGCCCGTTTTGTTGCCAAGCCAATGTCTGATGTGGCGTTGGCTGACATTCAGGCGTGGAACGATAGCATGGCCGATGCGGCGGAAAGCACACGGCGGCGCAAGTTGAGTGCCGTCAAGTCGCTGCTCACCTACGGGCACAAGCTGGGGTTCCTGCAACAAGATGCAGGGGCAGCTTTCCGCATGGAGCGTGGCCGTGACAACCTTAACGAGCGCATCCTTTCGCGGGAACAGGTGCGGGCGATGCTGGCGGGTGAAAAGGATGCCCGCCGCCATGCGCTGCTTGCTCTGCTCTACGGCACAGGTCTGCGGATCTCGGAGGCCTGCGCGTTACGCTGGCGCGATATGACCCGACGCCAATCTGGCGGAATTGCAACAGTTTTTGGCAAGGGCGGAAAGACCAGGCATGTGCAGGTCTCGCCGTCGTTGTGGAAAGAGATCGCGGCTGTGCGGTCTGATACCGGGCTTGATGCGCCCGTGATCCCCGGCCACGATGGCGGCCTGCTTCATGAACGCGCAGCTGATCGCGTGGTGAAGCGGGCCGCGAGGCGGGCAGGGCTTTCGCCGGATGTGTCCGCTCATTGGCTCCGTCATGCTTTTGCCTCTCATCAGTTAGACGCGGGACAGCCGGTGCATTGGGTGCAAGCCCAGCTCGGCCATAGTTCTCTGGCTACGACCACACGATACAGTCACGCCAGCGCAGACGCAGCGGGGGCTGACCTTCTAGCCTGATGCCAACCGGCGCGGGCATTTACGACAACGATGGAGAATGAGAATGCAAACCGTGCCTGACGGTTTCATGCAGGACAGTCGCGGGCGTTTGGTGCCGGAAGCGAATGTCCGGCCATCCGACAAGCTGCAAGATGAGCTGGTGCGCCGTTTGCATCATGAAGCTGAACCTGTTCGGCAGTTCATGATGGATTTCAAACGGCTATGCTTTACTGAGATCAATGCGTTTCTGGATTTGGTAGCCGAGCAGTATGGTACCAAGATTGGAAGCGACAAAGGGAATGTCACCCTCACCAGCTACGATGGCACGCTGCGTGTGACTGTGGCCGTAGGCAATGTCATTTCGTTTGGTCCGGAGATCAAACCCGCCAAGGTTCTGGTGGATAATTGTCTTAGCCGCTGGTCTGAAGGTGCCAACGCTAACCTGAAAGCCGTTGTCCTGGACGCCTTTGACGTGGACAGACAGGGCAGCATGAACGTCGGCAAGATCCTCGCATTGCGGCGGTTGGATATTGACGACGACGAATGGAAACGCGCCATGCAGGCGATTTCAGATAGTGTCCGTGTGGATGTGACCAAAGACTACGTTCGGTTGCACCGTCGTGGCGCGGTCGATGCCAAGTGGGAACTGGTTTCGTTTGATCTGTCCAAGCTGGATGTATCAGAGGTATGAGCCGCAAAAAGGCCGCTCTGACTTGCCTGAAGCCACTCATCAGCGTTTTGGATACCAGCATAGCCAAGGAGCCACCCAAGCGCGCTGACGGCTTTTATACAAGCCCTGAGTGGCGGGCATTGATGGCGTCTCTCAAGCGTAAGCGTCCAGACTGCTGCGAGCGGTGCGGACGGACGGGAACGCGGCTTTTTGGCGATCATATCCATGAGTTGAAGGATGGCGGAGCGCCGCTAGATGAGAGCAACGTCCAGCTATTATGTGGCTCCTGCCACACGGCCAAGACCGCGCGAGCACGAGCCAAGCGGAATGCTATCGAATACTGAGAATGGCAGTTTTCAAACATTTTTCTCGATATACTTTCAGCGCATGATTGCGGGGAAAGGTATGCGGTTTATCGATATGCACTCACATCATGCAAGGTTGATCAGCCCCGCGTCCATCGGGTGGGGGGAGGGGTAAATCTATAACCGCCCCTAGGTGCCAGAACCGCGCCAGTGCCACGCGCGAAAAATTTTTCGTTCCAGCGTTTTGAAGTGCGCACTTTTGTTGCGCGGGATGGTGAGAAATGCCCAAAAAAACTGAAACGGATTGGCATACGATTGAGGCTGATTTCCGCGCAGGAGTCTTGTCAAACCGCCAAATTGCAAAAAAACATGGCGTGGCCGAAAGTACCCTACGCAAGCGCATTGCGTCTGGTGGATGGGTGCGCAATCCTGCGCAAAAAGTGCGCACAAAAACAAAAGTTGCGCACCAACCTGCGCACAACCTCCAGAAGACCCTTCCGCGACCACAACAGAAGTCTTTGCCACCTTCCAGTAGATCAGTTGCAAACCTTGATGATCGTACAGAACAGCTTGTGTCGCGCCTACTTGGAGAGGTGGAAGATACAACTGCGCATCTTGGCGAAATTTCAAATGCAATTGAGGTGGAAACGGCTGACGACAACAGTTCGCGCCGCCGTGATGCAATGTTGAAGGCCATAAGCACAAAAGAACGGGCTGAAACTGTGCGCACGTTGAAGCAGATACTCACAATGGGAGATGTCGCTACAGGCAAGAAAAAAGGCGTCAAAGAGCAGCGGAAAGATGCGGCAGAGTTGGCAATGGAGGGTAAGTTCAAACCCATGAAGCCGCCGAAGCTTGTTGTGAACAATGGCAGCGCATAGTCCTGTTTGGTCAACAGCATGTCTGGATTGGGAGCGCCGAATTGTAGCAGGTGAAAGCCTTATTCCCTGTGCTCCTCTATTCCCAGAAGTAGCGCAGCAGGGGATGGAAGTATTCAATGCTCTGCGGTTAAAAGATGTCCTAGGTCAGCCAACTATTGGGGAATCCTGCCGCCCGTGGCTGAAAGATTTTGCCGCTACCTTTTTTGGTTCCTATAATCCAGAAACGGGGCAACGCCTGATTTCTGAATATCTGCTGACTGTCAGCAAAAAAAATACCAAAAGCACGATTGCTGCTGGTGTCATGCTGACTGTTCTTATTCATAACTGGCGGGAAGATGCAGAATTTCTCATTCTCGCACCGACCAAGGAAGCGGCTGATAACGCCTTCAAGCCTTGTCAGGGAATGATCCAGCTAGATCCTGATCTGGACGATCTGCTGCACGTTGCACCCAATCAGCGCATTATCACTCACCGGATCACAGGTGCCACACTAAAAGTTGTTGCGGCTGATGGAACCTCTGTTGTCGGCAAAAAGGCAACTGGCGTCCTGGTGGATGAGCTGTGGGAGTTTGGGAAACGCCCTGCAGCTCAAAACATGCTTATGGAAGCAACTGGGGGTATTGCGTCACGTCCTGAAGGGTTTGTGATTTACCTCACAACGCAGTCAGAAGAATCTCCTGCCGGTGTGTTCAAGGATAAGTTGGAATATGGGCGCAAGGTGCGTGATGGCAAAATCATCGCACCGCATTTTCTGGCTGTGATCTATGAGTTCCCGAAAGGCATATTGAAGCGCAAAGAGCATCTGAAACCTGAGAACTGGTATATCACCAACCCAAATCTAGGTCTGTCTGTCACTCTGGAATGGCTGAAAACCAAATATAGTGAGGCACTGGAAGCTGGTGAAGGCGTGCTTACCGTTTGGATGGCCAAGCACTTAGATGTTCAGGTGGGGATCTCGCAAGGAGCTTCGGCGTGGGCGGGCATCAAATACTGGATGCGGCAGGCAACTCCAAAACTACCCTTGCAATCTCTGATTGAACGCTCTGACGTGATTGTCTGCGGCATTGATGGCGGGGGCTTGGATGACTTTCTATCTCTAGCTGTGTTGGGGCGAGATGCTGACACAGAGGATTGGCTGCACTGGCAACGTAGCTGGGTCTTTAATGGGGTATTGGAAGAGCGGAAGAAAGAAGCTGCCCGATATCTCGATTTTGAGAAGCAGGGCGACCTGTGGATCATGAAAGAAATGAGCCAAGACATTATCCAATTGGCGGATATTGCCGAGGAAATCGATGCGTCTGGAAAGCTGGCTATGGTTGGTCTGGACCCAGCAGGGGTTGCAGAGATTGTATTGGAATTGGCCCGGCGCGGCATCATAGGGGATCGCATCGTCGGTGTTAGTCAGGGCTGGAAAATGACCGGTCCGATCAAAACGCTGGAACGCAAATTAGCAGATGGCACGTTCTGGCATGGAGGTCGCCCAATCATGGATTGGGCGGTAGGAAATGCCATGGCGCGCGCCAAAGGCAACAATGTGGAAATCACCAAGGAAGTAGCCGGGGGGAAGAAAATCGACCCCCTAATGGCGCTGTTTGATGCTGTCGCCTGCATGAGCAGAAATCCTGAGCCTCCCATCCGGAGCATTTATGATCGAGAGGAACTATGGGACTCCTGAACAGCATTTTCGGGGGAGCGCAGAGCATGCGGCAAGAGCGGAAAGAGCCGTCGTTCCATGCATCTGGGAATCCAGAAAATCCGACGACGCCTCTCTCCGAAATTCCTGACTGGTACGAATGGCTGGGACATTCATCTGGGCGGAGTATGGATTGGGCACCGAGAGTCAGTGAAAAAACGGCTATGTCATGTTCTGCCGTCTATAGGTGCGTGACTTTGGAAGCAGGTGTTATTGCTGGTTTACCTCTTAACATATGGAAAAAGCATGCCAGTGGGCAGCAGGAGTTACAGGTCAACCATAGGTTAGTCCCACTCCTGAATACAGTTCCATATCCGGGCCGTTCTCTTACATCTTTCGTCTGGCGCGAACTTTGGGGATTGAATGTGCTTCTATGGGGCAACCACTACAGCGCAATTCGATATGATGGTGCTGCACGAGTAATTGGTTTTGAAACATTCATGCCATGGCAGGTAGAAGTAGTCCGCCTCCCCGGTAAGCCGGGAGTGAATTACTATGTGTGCACCCATTTGGATGGCACTGTGGAGACGGTCTTTCAGGAAGATATGATCCATATTCCCGGCCCCGGTTTTGATGGGATAAAGGGGATGTCGCGGATCCAATCATTCGCACGCGGGTCTATCGGTCTGGCTCACTCCATGGAGGAACGTACTGGCCGCATGCACCAGAATGCAGCCATGCCAAGCGGTGTCATGCAGGTTCCTGCGAAAATGGGTGATGAATCCTTTCGGCGCATGAAAGCGCAGTTGGATCAGAATTATTCGGGTATCGGGAAATGGGGGAAAACCATCATTGTTGATGATGGCGCAAAATATACTCCGTTCCAGCTCAGTCCGCAGGATCTACAAACCATTCAGGCCCGGGGTTATCAGGTAGCCGATATTTCCCGCTTTTTTGGGGTTCCGCTGCACATGCTGAATGCAACGGATAAATCAACATCGTGGGGAACAGGTCTTGCAGAAAACACGCTGGCTTATCTGATTTTCACACTCGATGCAGATCTCAAGCGCATTGAGGGTGAACTGAATGCCAAGCTGTTCATCGGGTCCAACTACTTTGTGAAGTTTGACCGGGAGGGACTATTGTCCATGGACCCCCTGAAAGCAGCTCAGGTAACGGCGCAAAAGGTTGGAAGCGGACAACTTACAATCAACGAGGGTAGGGCAAAGGATAACAAGCCTCCTGTTCCTGGTGGGGATACGGTGCTTGTCAATAGTGCCAATGTTCCTCTGGAACAGCAGGCTCAGAAAACAATTCCTTCAAACTCTGCTGAATAATAGAGGCCACATGTACCGACATAGTTCTCCGGCCGCCCGGTTCTCCAACCGTGTGTTGCTAACCTGCGCGCAAGCCGGACTTCCGCAAACATTGGATGTGCGGCCACGAGCGGCGGCAGATCAGCCTGCTATCATCTATTTGTATGATGAAATTGGCTTGTGGGGCATTACAGCTCAGGACTTCACGCAGATTTTGGTCAGCATTGGACCAGGTCCGATTGAGCTGCATATCAACAGCCCTGGTGGTGATGTGTTTGACGGGCTGGCCATTTATGCAGCCCTACAGGCGCATAGTGGTTCGGTTTCTATTGTGGTGGATGGTCTAGCAGCTTCCGCAGCATCGTTTATCGCCCTTGCAGGTGACACCATAAGCATGGTTCCGAACGCATTCCTGATGATCCATAACGCGTGGGGTGTCGTAGTTGGAAATCAGAATGACATGGTGGAGACAGCCGGGGTTCTGGCCAAGATTGATGCCCAGCTTGCCAGTTTGTATGCAGGGAAAACTGGTCAGACCACGGATGAAATCGCGGCCCTGATGAATGCGGAAACATGGTTTACCGCTCAGGAAGCTAAAGCAGCCGGGTTTATTGATAGCATTGCGGATAGCAGTCAGAATAAAGCGCAAATGCAGCTTAAAGCTGGGATGTTCGCAAAGCAGCCTGAAGCACTACGCAAACCGACAAACACCATGTCAATTCCTGATATCGCGGCCCGTCGCCGCATCCTTCAGCTCGCTGACGCTGAGGGCTGAAATCGGCTGTCAAAAGGCAGCTTTCTAAATTTTCCCGGAGAAAAGAGAATATGAAATCCAAGGAACTGCGCGCCAAACGGGCGAAGCTGATTGAAGACGCACGCGCCCTGACCACGGCCGATACCATGACCGAAGAGCAGGCCACTCAGTTTGATACTATGATGGCTGAAGCTGACCGTATCAAAGCTCAGATTGACCGCATTGAACGTGCGGAAAATGCTGAACGCACGTTGGCAGAAGGGGTTGCTGCTCGTGCAGCCGCTCATGGCGTTGGTACAGATGAGCAGGAAGAAGCAGAACTGCGCCAGCAGCGTGTGTTTGGTGCATGGCTGCGGGGCGGCATCAATACCCTGTCTGGAGAAGACCGGGATTATGCTATCCAATGCATGACGGACGCGCGATCTCAGTTCAAGAATGATACGAACGGAACAGCTACTGGCCCTGCGGGCGGGTATCTGGTTCCTCCCGCGTTTTCAGGGCAACTTCTGGTTTCCCTGAAGGATTACTTCTCTTCGCTTGATCTGTTTGATGAGATCAGCACAGGAACAGGTGCGGATCTTCCATGGCCCACCAATGATGACACAGGCCGCCGCGCCAGAATTATTGGCGAGAATACCCAGATTGGGAATTCCGATATTAAGTTTGGGCAGTCTTCCATCAAGGCGTTCCTGTATGCAACTGATGCTGTTCTTGTTCCGTGGACGCTGATGCAGGACAGCTTTATCGATCTGAACGCATTCATCAGTTCCGCCCTTGTGACAGCATTTGGCCGCACATTGGCGGATGACCTGACCATTGGCACTGGCAACGGTATGCCCACTGGTGTTCTGACTGCTGCGGCCGTTGGCCCGACTTCCACCGGGAATGCCATCGCTTATGATGACATTATGGAGCTGAAGCACAGCGTAAACCGGGCATACCGGAATGGTTCCGTGTTCATGATGAATGACAATACGGTAAAATCGCTGGCAAAGCTGAAGGATAATCAGGGGCGTCCTCTATGGGTTCCATCCCTGACCGCTGATTGCCCAGATGTTCTGGCAGGTTTCCCGATTGCCGTAAACGAGAGCATGCCAGACATTGCTCCTGGTGCTTCGCCCATGATGTTTGGCAATATGAAGAACTACAAGTTCCGTATGGTCAAACAGGTCTCTGTTGTGCGTCTGGATGAGCGGTATGCTGATTATCTCCAGACGGCATTTTTTGGGTATGCGCGTTTTGGCGGTGGCCTGCCTTCTGCCGCAAGCCCTATTCAGAAGCTAGTTATGAAGCCAGCAGCAGGCGGCTAAAAATGCATATGCTTTCGCTAGATGGTCCGACAACAGTGCTTCCGCTGGCCCTGCTGGCGGATCTGAAGGCGGAACTAGGCATTCTCGGAACAAGTGACGACACCCAGCTATCAGAACGGTTGTTAGAAGCATCTGCGCTGGTTCTGGATTTTATAGGTCGGCCAGTTCTTTCAGGTCAGTGGACAGAGGAATTCGTTATTGAAGGCGGAGACCACCTAAAAGAAATCTCCCTTGCAGTGCGGCCTTTGGCTTCCATTTCTTCATTTTCTCGAAATGGGCAGGATTGGACACAAGACCAGATAGACAGTCTGGTTCTGGACCGAAGAGCTGGCCTTTTGTCTCGTTCCACGCATGGGCGATGGTGGCCGCACGGTATGTATGTTGCAGTTTATACTGCTGGCTACACACCACCGGAGGTTGCACAGGATGGCACGGTCACAAAAGGGACTTTGCCCATAACCATCTCACGCGCAACCGTGCTAGCGGCTGCCTCCATGATGCAGGGTATCGGCCGTGACTTAAACCTGAAATCAGAAAGTGTGCAGGGAGTTGGTTCTACAAGTTGGAATATAGCTTCAGGCACAGGAGGCTTGCCTCAGCAGGTTGCTGATATGCTTTTGTCTTATCAGGGAAGAAACCTGTAATGGGCTGGGTCACACAATCACGCCGCCGGCAGATACGCGCCAAGGGGCGCGCCATGCAGCTTATGCGTCCAACAGGCACCCCTTCGGTGTCTGTCATGGCCTATGCGCCACCGCCGCAGGCTGTTGCCTTGGAAACCGGGGCGGCAGTCGCACCCTTTGTGGCTCAGATCACGAATGATGAGCTGGCTACTGCCACTTACGGCGCTCCGCGCACAAATGACATCCTGATGGATGGTGACCGGCGCTACGCTCTCAAGGATGCTCAGCCAGTTTATGATGGCAATACCATCTGCGGCTGGGCCCTGATTTCCTCAGGAGGGGAAACCAATGACATCTCCGGTGGTCTGGGCTGATGCCTGGGCGCGCGCCACGGCGGCGGCATCGGCGTCCGGAACGCGCGTTCTGGACCCGGCAGGCGATGCAACGCCAGTTCCGGTTGGCCCCTATTGGGTCATGGAAACGGACACGGGCCTCTCCGACCGTATGGGGGCTGGCGAGCCGGTCAATCAGGAAACCGGCACAATCTGGCTACACCTGATGGTAGCCAAGGGCACTGGCACACCAGCGGCCCTTGCCTCGCGCATCGGCATGTCCAATGCCTTCCGCACTACCGCCCCACCAAGCGGTCTGTCCTATTCCGAGCAGCACTTTGACCCACCAAGCCTTAGTGCGGACGGTACCCGCTATCGGTTCTCGCTCGGTATTGCATACGAGTTTCAGAACCTGCCTGATCAAATAGGAGGTAAATAGGAAGTTCCTCCCATTTGCCTCCTATTACCTACCATTTAGCCACCCTTGCGGTGGCTTTTTTTATGGAGTGAGCCATGCCGCCCTATACAGGGTCCACAACCGGCTACGCTGCTGGCGAGCAGACAAATGCCGGTGTCATCACCTACATCATGGAAAGCGCCTATAAGGTTGCGCAGGCCGGTGCTGCGCAGGATCTGCGCTTTACATCGGAAACGCTGGCCAAATCCGAAACCACATCCTCCCCGGATGAAATCAATGAACTGGCGGAGACCAGCCAGACCGTGGTGACGCAGGTTTCCGCATCCGGTTCCATTTCCGGGGCCATGTCCTACGGCACCTATGATGACATGCTGGCAGCCGTCATGACTGAGGACTGGCGGCCTGCAAAGGTTGCCATCGGCATAGATAGCAAAGCCACGCCTGCCGTGACTGGCTCCTACGCCCTCAAGAGCGCCACCCACAACGGCAATGATGTGCTGCTGACGGCAGCCGATCTGAGCGCATGGCCTGCAACCGGCATCATCCATCTGACGGATACCGTCAACGGGCTGGATCTGTATGCCAAGTATATTGGCATCAATGGTGGCCTGATGCTGCCTGCGGGCACGCTCAATGCCAGTGACGGCACGCCTCTGGTGGCCGATGGCACGGCCATGTCAGACGGTACGGCCATCGTGCTGGCGGACATCATGAACGGCACCGTTTACAAAACTTGGTCCATTCAGAAAAAGTTGGGCAGCCAATTCCAGATCTACCCTGGCAGCATGGTCAGCCAGGCACAGATCAGTCTCCAGCAGGGGCAGGTGCCGACCATCCAGTTGGATATGCAGTGCGCCAACCTGCTCCTGTCCACCTCTGCGCTGACGCAAACCGTCACCCCGCGCACCACCAGCCTGATCATGGATACGGTGGGCGGTTTTGCCGGGGCAACCATTTTTGGCAAAGCCCCATCGGGGTGCGTGCGGACTGCCACCATCACCCTGTCCCGTGACGGCAATGCCCAGGACATTGGCATGGGGCATGCTGACGCCTGCGGCATCCGGTTCGGCAGCTTCAAGGCGGCGGGGTCTTTGGAGTATTTCTTCAAGGATTATACCGAGTTCCAGAAAGTCCAGTCGGGCGTAACCGGCCCCGTGACCCTCTCTCTGAAAGGCGAGGATGGGCGGGGCTACGTGTTTGTTTTCATCAATGCCACGCTGCGTAATTTCAAAACCCTGATCACCGGCAAGAACGCCACGGTCGTGGCGCAGTGCGACATTGAGGCCAACCCGTCCCCCGGCGGTCTGACCTTCGCAATTTTCCGTATCTGACAACAGTTTTCCAAGGGTCGTCATAATATCACGCCCCTTTTTCCTTCATGGCCGCTGTTATGCGGCCTTTTTTATGTGGAGTTCCCAATGCCTGCTCTTTCCGATCTTGCTATCGACAGCAACGCCATCAATGACGGCGCATGGGTAGAGATTGATGAATACCCCGGCCTCAAGATCAAAAGCCGTGGCTACACCGATACCTTTGTCGATGCGCAGAACCGCCGTCTGGACAAAGCCATGCGTGCCGCCAATGTTTCCAGCGTGCCTCTGATCAGCAATGCTGTACGCCGCCAGATCAACGCCAAGCTGCTGGCAGAATTCCTTGTTATGGATGTGGATGGTCTGTTTAAGGATACGGCTCAGACCCAGCCGGTTACGGTCGATGAGTTCAAGACCCTGCTGCAAGACCCCAAATATTCCCGCCTGATGAATGCCTGCTGGGAGGCGGCTGGCTCAGTTACGCGCGATGGGGCAAGCCAGACAGAGGAAGCTGAGGGAAACTCTGCGCCGCCCTCCAGTGGTGGCTGACCTGGGGGGATTATCCCGACTTATGGGGTGATCCGGATGTAGCATCGGAGCGGGTAGACCCTATGCCCTGCTATCACTGGATATGGCGGGCATGGCACCGCCTTTCCACAGACCGGCGGGAAAGCCTGCTCCTGTTTGGCACACCCTTCGGGGGCACTATCTCCAAAAACCAGCCCAGAGGCACGCCATGGAGCATCGTCAAGATGTGGGCTGACCACCATCATCTGACCGGGGCGGAAATGGCGCTTATGGACCGCTGCATTATCGCCATGGACCGCGTGTTTGCGCAGTTCTGGGCAGACAAGAACAAGGCATAATCCCATGGCAAGAACCGCAGTGCGTTGGTCCACAGTCTTGCGGGGCCAGATTAACCTGCAAATCAGTAATGGGGCATCTGCCCAGGCAATCCATTCCGCCGTAGCCCAGAGGAGCCGCCTTATCCGCGATACGGCTATCCAGCAAGGGCGCGCCTCTCCCGTTTACGTCACTAAAGTGGATGGCAGGCGGGGGGCTGCGGAGGAAACGGTCCAGCTCGCAGGTGGTACCATTACCTATGTGTTCAGCCAGCTCGCTCAGGCTGCGAACTGGGCGCTGGACGAATGCCGTAAACGCTCGCCAGTGCGCAGTGGCGCTTTTCGCAAAAGTTGGGCCGTGCTGGTGGACGGAAAGTTATGGGATGCGGCTCCCGCCACCATTCCCATGGGCACAGAGGTCTGGATCGTCAACACCATGCCCTATGCCCGCAAGATTGAAGTGGGCGGCCAGAAAATCAAGGTTGACCCCCAGATTGTGGAAGCGGTCCGCCAGATCGTGCCGCGCCGGTTTAATGGCATCAAGGCGCAGCGGGCTTTTAAGCCGCTCGCTGGTGGACGGGACGCGCGTGGAGGCCCGGTGCCGTACATTCTCAAGGGTGCAGGCATTGCGTCTGGTCTGTCATGGACGCGCAAAAGCGGCTGGACCAGCAAACATACACCTTACGTGAGTAACCGCAGCGACCGGCAGGCCGGTGAGCAGGTTCTCTACCCCACCCTTATCCTAACCGAACGGATTACCTGATATGTCAGTCGTCCAGGTCAATGAAATTGATGTCATCGTCAATGACAAGACAGCAGAAGGTGCTGCCTCTGCTGGTGTGCATCTGGACGCAGTGCAGGATAAGGCAGAAGCCGCAACCGATGCCCTGACCGGCATGGGTGAAGCCGGAGCCAAGGCGGCGCAGGGTGTTGCCGATAGCGCCACGGCGGCAGCATCCGCTACAGATGGGCTTGCGACATCCACAACGGCCAGCCTGTCTGCCATGCGCAAGGCTTACTCGGCCCTCAGATCAGAAGCCGCGGCCTTGCAGACCCAGCTTGATAAGGTCGGTGCCTCCGGGGGCGATACCAGCGGCATCACGGCAGAATTGTCCAGAACACAGACGGAAATGAGCCGTTTGCAGGACAGCATGGCCGCCCTCAAGCAAAAGACTGCGGCCTCCACCGAGGCGCAACTTGCGTGGAATGGCCAGCTTAACCAGGCGAATGCCCCCGTGATCGGCCTTGCATCTGCCACGGCCAAGGCCACCGGCGATGTGGAAGGTCTGACCAGCGCCCTGCGGGCTGGCACCAACTCGGGGTTAAAGAGCTTTCTCCAGATGGGGGCTGCTGCTGGGGATGAAGTTTCACGCCTGACGCTCCGGCTGATGACAGCCCAGGACCGCCTCCAGCAGATCAAGGTCCAATCCCTTTCTGTTGGTGATTACGGGGTCTCCTCTCAGGATTCCGAGGCTGCTGTTGGCGCGCAGCAGGCAGTCGTAGACTCGCTGATGGAGCAGATTGTCGTGGCCCGTGCGGCCCGAGACGCTGTGGATGATCTGACCATCTCACAGACCCGTAATACCAGTGCAGCCAAGCTGGAAGGGTATCAGGTCGGCATCCTGATGGATGAGGCCCACAAGTTTTTTGATATGGTTCTGGCGGGCGGAAATCCGCTGCAAGCTGCGTTTTACGAAGTGCCTAATGCCGTACAGGTCATGGGCGGCTTTGGCCAGTCTCTCAAGCTTGTCACGGGTTTTCTATCTGGTCCTGGTGGGATTGCTACGGCGGCCGCAGTTGCGGGCGCTGCCATCTACAAGGTGGGTGCCTATGCAGAAGGCGAGCAGGAACAGCTTGCCCAGCTCTCCCAGCACCTGCGGGCCACCCGCACCGATTATGCAGACATGGCGCAGCAGGCAGAGGAAGCTGCCCGGAGCCTGAAAGGCAACTCTGATCTTTCGCTGGATGACAGCCGCACGGTTGTGCAGACCATTGTCTCCGTGCCGACCGTGGACAGCAGCCAGATTGACCGGCTGACATCCGATGCCCGCGACCTTGCCGCCGTTATGGGCGGCACCGTGCCCGAAGCAGCCAAGACCATGGCAGAGGCTATCAAAGACCCGGCCAAGGCTGCGCAGGACTTTGCCCAGAACGGCATGCCGGGGTTCAATGCCGGGTTTGTCCTGATGGTCCAGCACATGCAGCAGGCCGGGAATGAGGCTGGTGCCCTGCGCTCTGTCCTGGACAGGCTGGAACAGAACGTAAAGGGCGCGGCTGATCAGGGGCTGACGCCTTTCCAGCAGGCGTGGAAACATCTGGGGGATGACCTGGGCGGAACGGGGGAAGTCATCCGCAAAACCACTCAAGGTATTGGTGACTTCTTTGTTGCCATGGGCACAACAGCGCTCAATGTGGTGGATGAGGTCATCACAGGCTTTAAGAAAATCCCCGATGAAATTGCCAGCGTAGGCAATTCTCTGTGGGGCGGGCTCAAATCGGCTGGAAGCTATCTGGAAGGCGGCGTGGAAAGCGGCCTGAATGCAGTCGGTGCAACCAATATGGTCCATCTCATGCAGCAGGGTGGCACGGGCAATCCTGCATTTTCTGCCCCCGCCACAGGTGCGTCCAGTGCGGCGGCTTCTGCGGCAGAATCCGTAACGGCGGCTCAGGATAAGCAGAAGGCATCAACCGCAGGGTTAGCTACTCATTATGCCGACCTGGAGAAAGCTGTCTCTGCTGCGGCGGGTGCAGACAGCAGTCTTGGGGGACAGATAGCAGATCAACAGCGTAAAATTCAGAGTTTAACCCACGCTATTGCCGCCGAAAATGAACTGTACCGTGCTGGAAAGAGAAGTGCGGCAGAACACGCGGCGCAATTGCAAAACTTCAATGGCCAGCTTCAGTCCGCCAATGTCGCACTTGCTGGCATGCGTGGACCATTTGCGGATCTGATCGAACAGCAGAACCGTGCGGCACAGTCTGCCTCAGCCCTGACCGGGTATGACAAGGCCATGGTAGAGGCCGCGCAGCAGGCGGATGATGCCGCCCGCTCCCTGTCTGGCGGCATGGCCTCTGCAAGTGAAAAAGCTGTTGTTCAGGCATCTGCGGCACGCACTCTGGCCGCCGAGTACCAGACCGGCACAACCGCCATGGAGCGCAATACCGGATTACAACGTCAGGTTGCACAGGCATGGTTGCAGGGTGGGCAGGCCGCAACTGAGGCAACAGCCTATGTTCAGGCTTATACTGAGGCGCTGGACCATTATAAGGAGGGAACGCCCGCTTTTGTAGCGGCTGTGCAGCGGCGTAAGGCCGCGTTGGTGGATGCGGCGCATGCCGCGTCTGACATCAGCCTGAGCCAGCAGACATTGGCCAATCGTGACCAAATCTCCGTGTTACAGGCTCAGACTGCCACACTTGGGCAGAATGATGAGGCACGGCAAAAGCTGATCAACCACATGCAGGCGGAGCAGCAACTCCAGCGTGAAGGCCGCAGCCTGACAGATGCATCTTCTCAAGCTTATCTGAGCAGTGTGGATGCGCTGTCTGACGCCACAAATGCCTACCAGCACCAGCAGTCTGTTTTGCAGGATGTTACTGGCGAGTTCTCCAGCATGGCGGACACGATCAGTGATGACGTAACACAGGCATTCGTCCAAGGGTCCGGAGCCGGGGTTTCGTTCAAGAGCGTTTTGCAGGGCATTGAAAGCCAGATTGCCAGCATGCTGGTCAAAATGGCGCTCATTAACCCGCTGTTGAACAGCATAGACGGGGGAGCGCGGAGCACTCTTGGTGACCTGTCCAATGTCATGTCTGGAATGAATGGCTCGTCGGGAAGTTCTACTTCCTCATCCTCCAGCCTGGGCGGAATGTCAGACTGGTTTTCTCGAACCTGGGGGGGCGGATCATCCGGAAGCTCTGAAGGGGGCGGGTTTTCTGGCTCCGGTTCTTCCGCCAGCCCGTCTTTCAATGCCAGCAGCTTCATGGGTTCTCAGAGTAGTGGGAATGAATCCTCTTTCTCCGGATTTTCTGGTGATGGGGATTTTTCTGGCTCAGGAGTTGCGGCTGACAGCAATTTCAGTGCGTCCAGTTCCGGTCTGTCCAGTGCATCGTCCACCAGCGGCATGATGGGGTCCATTGGTGGCGGTATTGCTGGGTTTGGGATGGGCTATAGCGTTGGGAAAATGGCATCCAACCTGACCGGTGGTGGTCAGGGCGGGAAAATCGGTGCTGCTGTTGGCTCAACGATTGGTTCTGTTGTCGGTGGCATCTTCGGCGGCCCTATGGGCTCAATGATCGGTGGCACCGTTCTGGGGGCTATCGGCGGCATAATCGGGGGGCTGTTCAACAAAACTCATTATGTCTGGGATACCGTTGGCGCTCAGGATGGCCGGCTGATGATCAGCGGGGTGCGCACCAAGCACGCTAAAGACAATGTTTCCAGCGGCCTGCAAAAACAGCTCGATACCATCAATGCCACGCTGGCAGATGCGAATGTGACAGTGGGCAATGGGGACTATGGGCAGGTCGGGCATTATCACAAAGGGAAAAAGCGCCGCTCCAAAACTCTGGAATCCCTGCTCCCTGGCATTGATCTGCAAACTTCGGATGACACTTTTTCCAAAGCGCTATCCGGCGGAATGCCCGATAGCGTGGATAGTGTCAGCGACTGGTTGAATGATATTAGCCAGCTCAAACAGACGGCAGATGCCCTGGATGACCTTGGGGTGCATGTTGTTAAATTCAACGATGCAGCCCACGTCACGATTGACAGCTTTTCCGGCTACACTGGGGACGTTGCCAAAATGCTCTCCGGTCTGGACGGGAAAGAAATTTCCACATCCGCCCTGCAAACTGAGGTCAGCACAATCAAGCAGTTGCTGGATGTGACCTCCAGCGGGTCAGAAAGCATCGCCAGTCAGGCTGCGGATATTCAACGCCAGTATGAGAACGCAGCCCGCACTGCGGCGCAGTATGGCATGGATGCGCAGATGCTGATTGATAAGGGCAACACGATTGCTGCTCAGATGCTGGCTGCGGCCAGAACGCAACTGGATCAGGCAGACCAGTCCGTGCAAGCCCGCTATCTGGCTGCCACAGGCAATCAGGAAGGGGCCGATCTGCTTAACCAGCAGGTCAGTGGAGATCAGGAAATCCAGCAGCTCAAAGACAACTGGAAATCCTATCTGGGTGACACCTACGCGGACAATGCCACCTACCAGCAGCAAATGACTGATCTGGAAAAAACTCTGGCGGCAGAACGGTTGAAGATCCAGCAAACCTACGCTGGAAATTCTCTGGCGCAACTGGAGCAATACAGCAGTTCCGCCCTGCAATCCGTAACATCCGTGTTTTCCAGCCTGAGCAGTTACACGCAGGCATTGGCCACTTCCAATGTCTCGCCCCTGTCTGTGCAGGCGCAATACGGGGCGGCCAATGACAATCTGACATCAGACTACCAAAAGGCGATGGGGGGCGATTATGACGCGCTCTCTCGCGTCCAGTCTGATGCCCAGACATACCTCACATTGGCCCAGCAGTGGGATGGCTCTGGCACGGCCTATGCGCAGGACTTTGAGAAGGTTCTGGGCATGCTCCAGAGCATTGGCAATCTGGGTTCGGACACGTTTACGGCCTCACTGGCAAAAACGCTGTTCCAGCAGAACACGGATGCAACGCTCCAGGTCAAAACTGCCATCCAGAACATGGAGGCAAGTATCAACGCAACGCTCCGGCAATTTACCAGAGTGCAAGCAGCAAAGGCAGCCTAACATGGTCCAGTCCAGCGTTCTCATGCGCGCGCATGGCGCACGCCCGCACGGGGCGCTGGTCATGCCGGACATTCAACCCAAGCCCACCAAGATTGTGCGGTTTGGGCAATCATCTTTTTCCACATTCCGGGTTGTGGAAATGGATATTGTCCGGCCATCCCCCAACAGCATGCAGTTTCTGTACGGTCACGGCGCAAGTGCGCATGGTGCCCCCATGGCACCGGGGTTCCGGCTGGAAACGTATGATACCCTGAATTTCTCAGATGCCGGTTTTTCTGCGGCAGACGGAACGCCCTACCCGCCATATGTCACGTCTGCCTTCGATTTAAACCGGGCCATGACCCTGACCGCAGATGCCCTTGGCGGCGCGCTTTCAGCCGGTGCCATAACTCTGGTCAACATTGGCGGTGGTCTCAATGCCATGTTGGCGGTCAATGTGAATGACCATTTGCCGGTCCGGATCAGTGCTGGACAAAAACTGTGGGATGCCACGCGCGGAATATGGCGCGATCCGGCATATGATAGCCTCATCCCTGTTTTCGCTGGTCTGGGAAAAAGCTGGAAGCCGGACCGGACCAGCATACAGATTGACCTGCTAGATGCGACTTACTGGCTGACAGGTGCCATGCCAATCGGCAGTTATGGCGGAACTGGCGGGCTGGATGGGGACAGTAATGTGGCGGGACGGTCTATCCCCCGCCTGAGAGGACGGGCGCATAACATCACCCCCGTCCTGATCGACAGCATCAATTATGTTTATCATGTCTCTGACGGACCAGGGAGTATTCTGGCTTTGTATGAGGGCGGCTTTGCCGGGGGCATTGCCTATGCCGGGGATGTTGAGGATCTGTATGCCGTCACTCCCAAGCCAGGAACATATGTGGTGCAGACGGACCGGGGCGGCACTTGGTTCAGGCTGGGCACCAAGCCCGTCTATGCCATTACCGTGGATGCCGAGGGAAAATTCCGCTCCGGAGCGGCGCCTGCCAATGTGCTGGATATTCTGCGGCAATTCCTGCTGGAAGATATGTTGCTGCCCACAGCCTACATAGACCCGGCATGGGAGGAAACCTCTGCCATGGCCCCGTGGCCGGGGGGATGGTTCTGGGATGGGTCGGCCAGTGTAACCGGCAAGAACGCAGTAACGGCCTTGCTGTCCGGTCTGGGTATAACGCTCATACCAACCCGCACGGGGACATTACTGCCGATCAGGCTGGTGGCGCCCTCTGCGTCAAGCAACATCGTGGCAGAGATTACTCCAGATGTTATTATTGCCCTCTCTGGTGATGATCTGGATGGCTCCCTTGATCCGCCAACGTGGCGGTGGCGCATTGGGTTTGCGCATAATTTTACGGTGCAGGCAGCCGGGTCCAGTCTGCACCCGCAGATTACAGCCGCGCAGCAATCCTTTGTGGCGCAACAGGACCGGGCCGCCATCTGGTATTCTGCTGAGGTCAAGTCCCGCTGGCGGGTGCCGAATGACCCGGACACGATCAGCACGGCCCTGACACGGCAGGATGATGCGGCCCTTATTGCCCAGCGGCATGGAGCCTTATGGGGCACCAAGCGCAAAATATGGGCGGTCTCCATTCCCCAGATTTATGCCTGGCAGATTGACCTTGGGGATGTGGTTGCGATCACGGCCCCGGCTCCCGGTCTGGAGCAGCGCGCCGTAGGTGTCGTTGTGGGTGAGGCCGTGCAGGCATCCAGTCAGACAGTAACCTTGCAAATACTGGTGTAAAACATGGAAAATTGTGGGTTTGGGTGGCAGAACCGCGTTCTGGATGCCGTCCTGGTCGCCTCTGCGCAGGCTGATGCCTTGCCGGTGGAAAATCTGCGCAACCCATGTGGTGCCTCATCATTGGGGTGGCGCTGTCCCCGTAACGTCGCAGGATTGACCCTTAGCCTGCCACGGGCTGCTGCGTTTCGGGTTTTTAGTCTGCACCGTACCAACCTGATGCCAACCGCTACACTCAGCGTCTCTGCTCGTCTGGGTGATACCACAGTATGGGAGGGAGCGGTGCAGGGCTGTGCCAACGGCCAGATACTGCTGACATCCCCTGAACCGTTGCAGGCGGATACGATCAATTTCTCTATTACGGATGCAGATAATACGGATGGTTTTTTGTCCATCCCTTTGGCCTATGCGGGGCCAATCTGGCAGCCGGTGCGCAATTATAGCACGGATAGTACGGCTGGCCGTAATCTTGGATCAGACACGGCAACATCTCTGAGCGGCGTGCAATTTACGGAAAACCGCTGGATACAGCGCACTCTCAAGATTGCCCACCAATCCCTGAGCGATGCCGATGCATTGCAACTGGAGCAGATTTTGCGTGCGTCCGCCACCGGGCAGAACACCCTGTTTCTGCCCGATCCGGCTGCGGCCACTGCGGTGCTCATGCAAACCGCTCTGCTGGGTCGGCTGAGCGGAGATGATGTTAGTAACCCGTTTGGGGTTGCTGACCGGCACGCAGCAACACTCACACTCATGGAGAGTTTGTAAATGGGAATACCCCAGCTTGCAGACCTGGTGTTGGAAACCGCCAACGCACCAGGCACTGGCGCAATTATTCTGGGCGGTGCGCCGGAAGGGCGGCAGACCTTTGCAGATGCATTCCCCGCCGGTGGGGAGGTGTTTTATTACGCCTCGGATGGGCAGCAAACGGAATGGGGGATTGGCACACTGGTTGTGGGCAGCCCTAACACGCTGGCTCGCACGAAGGTGCTTGGCAATCTGTTTGGAACTGCCAACGCTCTCAACTTCAGTTCCAGCATAACAGTCTGGTGCGAAGTGCCTGCCCAGAATGCTCCGGCAATGGATGACACGGGCCTGCTGCCTGTTTCCGGCAATCCGGATTGGGACAGAGACGTTGCCCTCAGTGCCAAGGCCGCAGAAAAGCGCTACGCCGCCGCAGGATCATACCTTGATCTGGCAAAAACGGAGCAGCAGAAGGTGGCAGGCCCGGTTGCATTTGCCGGTGAAGTTACACTTGGGGGCAAAACAACTGTTCCTGCCATCTCCGACTATGGCGGAGATGATGCATTAAGCGGAAAATCGGCAGAGGCGCGTTATACCCGATCTGCCCCGGCTGCTGGCAGCACAGACAAGCGCATTACAGACATATGGAAAAATGCTGACGGCAGAACTGTCACGGGAGATGGGACCGGCAGTAATGTGCTGGCAAGTTTATCAGATTTGCCTATGGCAGACCCTAACATGAAGCTACAGATATTCAGGGTTCAGCTATTCTTTAATAACGCGATAATGACAGTGCCTTTCCCCAAAGCTTTCAAACCGGGGACAAGCCCTTACGTGATGATACCCTCCTCCCAGGAGATAAACGGAGCTTTGTGGTATTCTGTACTTGGCATATGTGACGGGACCGATGACCAAGGAACGTCGATAGCTAACACAGCGTTCAATGTGTTTAAAATCGGGTGGGCAGGTGGATCAGGCTTTTATGGGAATACAGGCACTGTGACCTTTGATGTTTTTGCAGCGGGATACTTCTCATGAGTGTGCAAGATGTTTTGGAGCTATATCCGGCACGCTATTATGCGGATATGAGCAAACCTTGCGGCTGGTATGACATGGCAATGTTCAGCTCTGTTGAAGGTCTGCCCGCTGCGAACACTTTATACGCCATGACGCCCGCGCAGTGGGCCGCAAAAGGCGGCGACACAGGGGCGCGGCCAATGGCGGTCGTTAACGGGGTTCTCGTGGACTACACGCCTCCTGCCGTTCCTGTGCCTTTGAAGACACAAGCCGCATACGCGCTGACGTGGATACAGCAACAGGCCAGTCTAGCGGCAGCTATGGGCGAGACATTCACGGCCGATATGAAATCTTATGTGAAAGCCATTGCTGCCATTGCCAACGGCACAGACACCACCAGCACCGCGTTACCTGCCCAGCCTGTGGATGTCATGGAAGCCAGCGCTACCTGATCCCGCAAGAATAGCCATGCCTGTGTGCCGCCCTGTGAGGCGGTTTTTTTATGCCTGAAAGGGATCAGATGTCTGATCTACCGATGCCGCCGGATCAATATGTCACCCGGCCTGAATTTCTCGCCATGCGTGATGATGTGAAGCAGATTGAAAAGGATATGGCCATTGCCAATGTCCGGCAGGAAGCAGCCCAGACGGATCTGAATGGGATCAAAACAGGGCTGAACGACATTAAGGGGGAGCTGAAAACCATGCGCGGCTGGCGGCAATTCCTCCTGACTGGCGGTATCGGTGTCGGCTGGGGCGTGTTCCAGGGCATCTGCCACTATTTCGGGTTTGGCAGCGCGCCCTGATTTTCGTCCATTTATAGCCCAACCAGAAATGGCTGTTTCCTGCGGCTTTTACCGCCTGACGGACTAGCCTTCCGTTATTCCCCACAAACAAGCCCACTATCGCTAATAGCGACAGTGGGTTTTTTCATATCTGGACAACCGAATGAATGACCCGATCAGCATGGCGGCAGATCTGTGCCGCCAGTTCGAGGGGCTGCGTCTTGCCCCCTACCTTTGCCCCGCCGGTTACTGGTCCATTGGCTACGGGAACCGCTTTCTGGCCAACGGGGCCGCCGTAACAGCCAGAACCGCGCCCATTACGGCGGAGCTGGCAGACGCTCTGCTGCTGCTCACGCTCCGGCGCATCCAGCCCGAACTGCACCAGTTCGTGCATGGGCCACTCCTCCCCGGCAGGGAGGCAGCGTTGCTGGACTTTGCTTTCAACCTTGGATTGTCGGCCCTCGCCGGGTCCACGCTGCTCAAACTGCTCAATGCTGGCCACGACATGCAGGCTGGTGAGCAGCTTCTGCTGTGGGACCACATGCACAAAAACGGACAGCTCATCACCGTGCCTGGGCTGACCCGCAGGCGGCAAGCCGAATGGCATTTGTGGGTCGGTGCCGCCTGACCATTTCCCTGCGTAGGGAACCCCGATTCCTTTCAACTGAAAAGAGGCTTCATGTCTTCTTCCAATAAGGTTGTCGCATACCTGCGGCAGCCCACCACCCTTTTTGCCCTTGGCCTGCTCCTGGGCACGCTGGTGGCAACGTGGTTCCATGTCATCACATCCGATGCCAGCGCCGCCCTGCTGGTTGCCGTGCTGCCCCTGCTGGCGAGCGACAACAGCGGACTGCTTACCGCCCTGACCGGCCAGCGGGACGACCTGGCCAAGGCCATGCAGGCCGTGGCCAGCCACAAGGACATTGGCCCCGCTGCTGTCCGGATTATTGCCGATACGCTGCCTGCTGGCTCCCTGTTCGGGACCACGGCATCAGCCCTGAACACTGTAGCTGCACCAGCTCCGGCCGATACGGGCAAAAGCATCGGTTCCAGTGTTGTGCCGGTCCTGCTGGTGGGCGTTCTGGGCTTTGGCCTGGCAGCCTGTGGAGAGACACCACAGGCCAAGCTTCGGCAGACCGTGTTTGACGCGGCCAGCGTTTACCATGTGGCCGCAAGCCCCATGCCTGATGTGATGGCTGGCAAGGTGCCGGGGGTGCATCTGAGCGATGAACAGAAAGCCCTGGTCAAGAAATCCAGCCAGACCGTGGTGAACGAGCTGACGGTGCTGGAGACGGCCATCCAGAACAATAACACCCTGACCCAGACCAGCGTGTCCGGCCTCCAGTCGGCGCTGCTTTCGTTCCAGATCTGCTGGGCAGGTGTAAAGGCGGGCACCATCCCGGATGCCTGCAAGACAGGAGACACCAGCAAATGAGTACAGCCGAAACCATGGAAGGCATTGCCGCCGCCTCTGGTGCGATCCTTGGCGTTGTGGGGGAAGTGGTGGAACTGGCCGAAAAATACGGACCGGAGATCTACGCCACCATTATCGCCGCAATCGAGCAGAGCAAATCCGGCACCGGCCCGACCGATGCGGATATTCAGGCCATCATTGCCAAGTGCGTGGCCGATAATGCCGCGATCCAGAATGCATGA